AAAAGTGGGCAAAGGCAAACCCACGTCTTGCTCAAGCAGAAAAATTAAGACAACAGGGTGCATCCAGACAAGATATTAATAAAGTTTTATATGATAAAGGAACTGCTGCTTCTCAAGGATCTGGTCAAAGTAAAATGGAGAGAGATGCAGAAGAACTGCGTAGAATGACTAACAAATCAAAACAACGTCAAGGACAAGAAATGGGAGGCCCTGAGGGACCTGGAAAAATTGATACAAAAGCAGTTGAAGCAGACATAAAGGCGGCACAAGAAAAGGAGAAAGAAAAATTAAAACAAAAATCTGCTGAAGTTGCTAAAGAATCATATGAACCTTATGACGTTATTTTAAATTACTTGCTGTCTGAGGGTCATGCAGACACCTTAGACGAGGCAAATTACATTATGATGGAAATGGATGAAACTGCAATTGGTACAATCATAAAACAATATGAGGATTATTTACTTGCTGAAGAAATTCAAGAGTGGGTAAATGGTCTTGTGGAGGAAGGTTATGATCTTTCACAATATACCTGGGATGATATGATTGAGTATTATGTAACTCAGAATTGATCACATCATAACATATTCAAAGGGGGCTTGACAAGTCCTCTTTTTTTATGTAGACTACCTTTGTCCCGGTTGAAGATGAGGCTTTAGCTAATCTTAGAAGACTTAAGAACCACGCCATAAATTCTTTCAGATTCACTCATATAAAAGGTTCCACCGATATTGGTATTATAATAGTCTTCACTTAACAATACATTACGATTAAATTGTTCATAAGTTTCATAATAACTCATAGATTTCTTATGAGGACATAGGTAAAGTATTTCTCTAAGGAAATGTTCTTTACCTATTTTTTTTACATCTTCTTTTAATTCATCACAAGAACCAAAGTAATTTTTCCAATCAGATTCTTCGGTCTTTCTTCTTCCTGTCTTTTTGTTCTTTTGTCTTGTCCAGAAATGTTTTTTACCAATGTACTTTTTATTGTTCGTAAGATTCGTAATTATGTAAACAAATCCTTCCATTCCTTTGGGAACATCGGTAAAGACCGTTCCATTATATTGCCAATCCATAAGAATTCTTTATTTGACTATTTAGATTTGCATTCCAAGTCAAAAAGTGGTAGACTGAAAAAAATTGATAACACCCCTTATACCATGACTATACTTGAAAATACACTTCGTATCTCACACGATTGGGCAATTGATCGTATTCATGAGTTGTCTGATTATGATATTGAATCGGCACAAGCAATTCAATCTGAGTTCAGTGAATGGTTGAATCCTGATATTCCAGAACATGATATTTTTTCATTGGAATATATTGGAGATTAATCGGTTATTTTATAAATATCTCTAGTGTCAGTAAAAGAGGTATAATGACATTAGATCTTCATAACTTTTTTAAGTATTATGATGATGGTAATGCGAATCATGTAGCAGCAGTTCAATGGTTAGAGGATAACCTTCCTGCTCAATTTATGGATGACTCAGAATCTGAATGGATTGGAATTTTTAGAACAAAACCACCAACTCCAGCAGTTCTTGATGTTCCATACTTTAACCAAGTAGACAACTATAGAGATGCACAAAGAACTTGCAACTCTTCATCGTGTGCAATGTGTCTTGCTTTCCTTAAACCAGGAAGCATTAAAGGTGATGATGAGTATGTTAAGAAAGTATTTGCGATTGGTGATACTACAGACCATGCAGTGCAGACTAAAGTTCTCCAAGGTTATGGTATTAAATCGCACTTTAGTTATAATTTAAGTTTTGTTGATATTGATAAGAGTCTTGATAGAGGAAAACCTGTTGTTATTGGTATTCTCCACCGTGGTTCTCTAACTTCTCCTACTGGTGGGCACATGTGTGTGGTCATTGGTAAGACTCCAGATGGTAAGGGATATTATATTAATGATCCATATGGTTCTCTCAATGACAATTATACTGGTCCCGTAACGAATGGTAAGAAAACCATTTATACCAAAGCAGTTCTTAAGCACCGTTGGTGTCCAGGGGGCAATGATGGATGGGGCAGAATCTTCGATTAATTTCAAGAGAAAGATCTTACAAAGAATTAAAGATCTTACAAATCACGGAAAGCATTTAGAAGCTTCCAAACTTTTCAACAAATACTTTGGAGACGACAATGGCAAGAATCGATTTACATAACTTCTTCAAGTTCTATGACGAGAAGAACCCTAATCATGTGAAAGCAGTTCAATGGTTGGAAGATAACCTACCAGTCAAGTATCTAGAAGATAACGTAGATTGGGCGGAGATCTATAGAGGAAAAAAGGGTAATGCGGCACCAGCATCATCAGCACCATCTGCTGTCGCTTCTGTAGTTGGCGGTGATGATATGCCTATGATGGGTCTTAAATTAATCAAAGAGTTCGAGGGATGCCATCTGAAGGCATATCCAGATCCTCTCACTGGTGGACTTCCAATCACAATTGGTTGGGGTTCAACCCGCAAGAAGGATGGATCTGCATTCCATATGGGTGATACTCTCACACAAACAGAAGCAGATGAACTTTTGATTGAACAATGTAAGAGAGAGTTTCTTCCTGCACTTCGCAAAATTCCACATTGGAATGAAATGTCTGATGGTAAAAGAGGCGCCTTACTTTCTTTTGCTTATAATCTTGGTGCTGGTTTCTATGGTTCTGGTGATTTCAATACTATCACTAAGAGACTGAAAAATAAAGAATGGGACTTAGTTCCCGATGCTTTATACCTCTACAGAAATCCTGGTTCAAATGTAGAAGCAGGTCTTGCTCGTAGAAGAAAAGCAGAAGGTGAATCTTGGAAAAAAGGTTAACCCTATTCACAAAGGAAAATGACTACTAAGAAAAACGAAAATGCTATGGGACAACTAATTCGTATATGTATCTTGGGTTGGTCTGCTGCTCTTCTCACTGCAAGTTATGCGGGTACTCTATCTAAGATGGACCCAACTTTTATTGCTACAGTCTTCACTGCATCTGCTGCTACTTTTGGTATTAATACAATGAAGAAAGGTGGAGATGATGAAGATGAAAAAAAGCAAGAACCTAAAAGAGAGGAGTTTGTAGAAACTCCACCAGAACCACCTGCCCCTGAAGCACCACCAGAAACTCTTGAAGCAAGAGTTGAAGCACTGGAAACTAAAGTAGAAGATGGTGAAGGATTCGTTCAACCGCGCACAGGAGCATAATGGCAAAATCAGCAAACAAAGGTAAGAAGGGTTCTGCTGGAGGAAAACAATTTAAGCAGAACCAGGGCAATGCTACAGCAAAGAAAGCAAAAAACGGTGGTAAGAAAAAATAATGAGGTTTTATGCCAAGAGAGTGGAATACTCCCAAGCGTGAATGTTGGAACGCTCCAATTCACCAAATACTTAAAGCAATAGATAATCACACCCGCCTTCATATGGAGACGGGTGATTTTTGGCACGAAGAACAAGCACAAATACTCAGAAAGTACGTTAAAGATTTAAAAATTTGGATTCATAAAGAAGAGGGTGTTTGGGGTGAATGAATTTCCTTGGGGTGTAATTATAATTCTTTGTTCTGGTTTGATATTTACCGCATATGTAATTTACTACATATTAAAGTTAGCATATTTGGAGATGCAAGATGAAACATCTGAGTCTGATCCTATCGATCACAAGTCTCACCATTAGTGGTGCTCTTTGTGTAGGAGCATACATTACTTATCAAAAAGCACAAAAGATTCTAGATAATCCAGAAGCATTTGTTGGTGCTGTTGTAGAGAAGCAAGTAACAAAAGCATTTGAGAAACTACCTATTCCTAAGATAAATACTGAGAAGTTCAAATTACCATTCTAATGGATAAAGACCCATATATCTACAGAGTAAAACAGGTATTGAGAGTAGTTGATGGTGACACAATCGATGCGGACATTGATCTTGGGTTCGATATTTCTCTTACTAAGCGAGTACGCCTTAGTGGTGTTGATACTCCAGAAAGTCGTACAACCGATCTCAAAGAAAAGGCACTTGGATTAGAAGTTAAGGAATGGTTGAAGAAAAAACTAGATGGTAAAAAAAATATTCTTATTAAAACAGAACTTCCCGACTCAACTGAAAAGTATGGGAGAATTCTTGGAAGGTTATATGTTGATGATGTATGTCTTAACGATCGTATGATTGCTGAAGGATATGCTTGGGAATACTCAGGAGGAACAAAAAAGAAAGACTTTGATGAACTGGAGTCTAAGCGTAAGAAGTGATTTATTTTAATGTCGTAAGACTATTCTTAATCATTTGGAGTGCTTGCATGATTTCTGCTGTGGAATCTGTTGCGATTCGTACAGAAGGTCAGGTAGAACTTGAGAGTACAAGTAGAGACGCATACGCCAAGGTGCTTACTCTTGCGGTTGGATCATTTCTTGGCGATGCTGCCTTTAAGTTAAAAAATAAATCAAAAGGATAATCTTGCTGCTAACTTTTTTGCAATTTTTTTAGCGGGGGCAAAGAGAGGTTTAAATCTTTCTTTGCCTTCTTTTGTAAATTTATCTTTTATTACATCATCAATAATTATTTTATTATCAATCTCATAGAGAGCATTAATTTCAACTTGATCCCGAATGTATTGTTCTATATTAGTTACTTGTTCTACTAGACGAGTTCCTTCTGCAGAATATTCAAAGATATCAATATGACCTTCTTCTGCTAGTACATAATGTAGAACAGGTTTAACTTGTTTGATTTTAATTTTAAATTTGTTCTTGGTTGCTTCTTTGATGATTGGTTCTGCTGCATTTTTGAGAGCATTGAGAACTGTTGTAGATGCTATTGTCGCAGCAGTGGTTACTACTGCGACAGCACCAGCCGTAGCAACAAGAGAAGGGTCAGGTAAATTAATATCGACTCCATAAACACTAAAAGTGGGTTGAGGTTTAGTATCTGCTGGTATTTCAGCAATCGGCACTTGAGGAGGAGTTTGAGCAACCTGAGGTAGTTGAGGGGGGGAGGTATCTGGTAATCCTCTTGACTTTTCGCCCTTATCTTGTTGTTCCTTTTCTTTATCTGCTTTTACTGCAGCATCAAACTCTTCTTGTGTAGGAACATTAATAACTGGATACTTGATTGAAGTATCTGGCATTTCAAATACTGGAAGTGCCATTCCACGAACAACTGGAACCTCTACACTATGAAGTACTGGTGCTTCTATTGTTGAAATGACACTAGGACCATTAATGCCAACCTTTGGTATTTGGTTGGTATTGTTCTTTATATTGGCAATTCCGCTGGCATTATTTATTTGCTGTATTGGTTCCATTAGGATACCTCACAACTACGTCAGCACAAATTTTATGGTATGGACTTTCTGGATGAAAGGTAATACCATTCTTAATTGCTTCACCACACTTCAACAATCTAACTAATTCAAAATCTAAACGACTTTTATCTACTTCACTCTGTTGCCTTTTGATTTCTGTTCGTGCTCTTTCTTTACACAATTCGGTTAAACTACCATCTAAAGGAAAGTTGAATCCCATACTGATACCAGCGTTACCATTATGTGTTTGGAATGCTTCTGGATCGGCACTACCATTCATATTTCCTAATATAAATGGTGATAAACTCATTGTTGGACCCTGACAAGAAACACCACCACCATAAGTATTCATAGCATAAGGACCTTGTAATACCTGAACTGCCTGATTGGTTACATTACCAGTAGCAGATGCAGAAGGTCCTGCAATATTAGTATTACTTGGTGCTTGTTGTGCTCTACCTGATGCAGTGAGTAAAAGAATTATTATTGGGTAAATACAGAAACTGAGTTTGTGGTAGATTTTTGTTCTGTAGTTCTGTCTATCCATGTTTCCTTAGCCACTCCAGTGCCTAATATGGTCTCACTGAATTGAAATGGGGCACCTTGAGTCATAATGCTATAATTTGCTCCAGGAGCAGGAGTTCCTGGAATATTAATATTTGTTCCCGTCACAGTATAAGATGTGCCAGTTGTGTATTCCACCTGGCGTATAGATTCTACAATTTTTGTAATTGTTTCCGTTGTCGCATTAATAGTTCCCCTAGTAAAATTGGGAACCACTTGTTCAGCATAAGCAGGAGTACAAATGACTCCCGCTGCTAAAAGCAATGCGGGAGTTATGAGTCTCATTTGAATACGCTCAACTCGATGCTACGCTGTGCAGTTGCTGTAGTTCCAGCACCACCAGCAGTAACAGTAGGAACACCAGTAGGTGATAATGTACCAGCAAGAGTACCCTTATCCCCACCAACTTGAGTTACACTATCTCCATATAGATTTGGTGTTCCAACAACACCATTTGTTACTGTTTGAGTAGTTACTGGTGTATCTGCAACATTGCTTGTTTCTGAAAAACTGAATGCTTGACCTGCCGTATTGATGTCGTAACTTCCAGCACCACTTACACTGCCGAATGTATTTGCTTTAATATTTGTACCTGAAGCAGAATATGATGCTCCAATACGAGTTGATTGTACCGCAGCACCCTGGACACCAAGTTGAACAGAATCAGTAATTCTTGATGTAATTTCAGCAGCACTTACAGGAGTAATGAAGAATAACGAAGAGATTAAAAGTAATCTTTTCATTTTTCTATTTTGTAGGACTTGAAGTATTTATGAAAAATATGATATACTATCAATAGTTAAAATTTATTTTTATGACCGAACAACAAGAACATCTTACAAATCTTTTGCAACAACGCCAAACTCTGTCTCAAGAACTTGAATCCCTTCAAGGTCAAGCATCTGCAAAAAGAGAACTTTTTCTTAAAGTTCAGGGTGTGATTGAATATTTGACTCAAATTGGTGTAGTGCTTCCCGAACCAGAAGAGACGGATGAAGAAGTGTCTGAGGATAGTTGACAAATCCTAAATATTAACTTAATATGAAAAATCCCACATCAGGGATTTCGTTATGAGACTGTGATGTGAAATTAGAGCCGTGGAAAGTGCCCTCCGAGAGGTTGGGTGTACCCCCTTTCTATACGGATGTAGAGTTCAATTAAAATTAATGCAACAATTCTTTACTGTAGCCCTGCCCCTTTTGGCATCGGTTACAACCAGTACGACAACACTGCCATTCGTCAACTACAAGATGCAAGGTACTCCTCCCCCATTGGAAGAGACAATTAAATTAAATCTTGTAGATGAAAAGAAGACAGCAATCCGAGAGGTTGCTCCCGAAAAACCAAAAGAGAAAAGGCTAATTTGTAAAGGGTGTTCAGAACATGAACAACTTGCTGTGGATTATTTCCAAGAGCAAGGAATTAAAGACAGAAACGCCCTTGCTACTATCCTGGGTAATATTAAGCAGGAATCTATGTTCGTGCCTAATATTTGTGAAGGTGGTAGTAGGACTCAGTACCATCACTGCGGTCGTGGTTATGGTCTGATCCAATGGACATCTGCCGATCGTTATTATGGATTGGGTGATTTTGCTAAGAGATTTGGTGGAAATCCATCATCTTTTCAAACGCAACTTGGTTATCTGACGACTGAGGTTCAATGGAAACGAATTGCTGACAGGATGAAAACTCCTGGTAAGTCTATCAATCGTTACATGGACTATGCGTATAGTTGGATTGGTTGGGGCATTCATGGTGCTCGCACATCTTATGCCCATGAATATGCTAACCGACTGATCACGGTAGAAGTTTGATTTAGTTAAGGGAGTTTGCACTCCCTTTTCTTGCATATATAAACATATCTTATTTTATTGGAGATTATTATGTCAGAAACAGTACAACAACTCACAGATGCAGTTGCAGCGTGGCAAGTTGAAGATGAAAAGTTTGTTGCTGGAAACAACGCAGCAGGCACCCGTGCTCGTAAAGCACTTCAAGAAATTTCTAAAATTGTCAAGAC